CTCTGATAATAACTTATCAACCTTTTGAACTGTGTTGACCAATTTGTTTAGGTCATTAAAGATGTTTGCCATAACTATTTGTTTTTTGTTTTACAAAGGTAGGGAGAATTTCTCTCCCCACCAAATTTTTTTTAATTTTTTTTCTCAACCCATTCTTTGTAGATTTTCTTGGCTTCCACAAATTCTTTCCACGCTTTCTCGTGTTTAGGACTTTTCCACCAAGTTTTTGCTAAAGGGAAGGTTTGGGTCATAATTGTTGCGGCTTCTTTTCTTGTCATTTTAACCATTTGTTTTTATGTTCAGATTTTGTCCTGTCCCCGATTTTAACTTTTGTTTCACAAAGTTAAAAAGAATATTTCAAACTTCCAAAAAAAGTTATCCACATTATTTTAGGAGAAAATGGTAATATATATGAAAATCTATATTTAAGAATAGAGATAAATAATTAAACAAACAAAATAGATTATGTCAAATTCAAAAACCGCAATAGCAGAAATTAAGAAATTAATGAAGCAGTTTGGTTTCTTGGCTGATGATGTTACTCTTAAGTCTTTCAAATTGGAAGACAATACAATCCTTGAAACTCCTGAATTGAAAGCTGGTGAGAAAATCACAAGACTAAATGATGAGTTTGAGAGAGTTGCTTTAGAGAGTGGTAAATTCAGATTAGTTGAAAACTTTGAAATAGAAGTTGAAGACGGTGAAATTAAAACTGTAAAAGAGATTTTTGTTGAAGCTAAATTGGCTGATGGAACAGTAGTTAAGGTTGAAGGTGACGGTGTTGTTGAAGGTGCTAAGGTTGTTGTAGTTACAGAAGATGCAGAAGTTCCTGCACCTGATGGAGTACACGAATTAGAAGACGGAAGCAAGATTGAAACCAAAGATGGTGTAATTGTTAAGGTTGAAGAAGTGTTAGAAGAAGAACTTCCAAAAGAAGAAAATCCTAATATGGAACCACCAGCAATTGACGAACCAGCAACTAAAGGTCCTGAAGTTGAAGTTGAAATGTTAGAGATGTTAAAAGACTTTGTAAAGAAAATGTCTGAGAAAATGTCTAATATGGAACAAAAAATGGAAAGCGTTGAAAATCAATTCGCGGCTTTCAAAAAAGAACCAGCAGCAAAACCAATTGCTAATGGAAAAACTGAAAAGTTTAATAATGTTTCAAGTGATGATTTAGAGGATAAAATCAATATGATTATGTCACTAAGAAACACAAACAAATAATTAAAATAAAATAAAAAATTAAAATTATGAAAATTTTATCAAGAGAACAGTTCGCATATGACGTGGCAAGTATCGGTGGATACGTAGACCAAGTTGGTGGTGAATTATTGTCAAAAGCACTTATTGGTGCAACAACTCCTAAGTACGTAAACGTTCGTTTAGGTATTAAAGGAACACAAGCGTTGAACTTACTTAACTCAACTGCTTATTTCCAAGACGGTACTTGTGGATGGTCTCCATCTGGTACAACTACTTTCTCACAACACAATATCACAACTTGTGCTGAGAAATATAATGAAGCACTTTGTTACAAAGACTTATATGACACTTATCAATCAATGTTGATGGCGCCAGGTCAAACTCAAGAGAGTGTTCCATTTGAACAACAAATTGCTGACTTAAAAGTTAAGCAAATTCAACAAAGAATTGAACAACAATTATGGCAAAACACAACTGCAGGTGGTGGATGTTTTAACGGTTTCAAATTGTTAATCTCTCAATCTACAGGTAATACTTTTGCTTCTGCTGTAGCTTCTTCAAGTGGTACAACTTTCTCAAGTTCTGCGGCTTACGGTACTGCTGGTAACCCAATCACAGAGGTTGATAAATTAATCAACGTTCTTGATGACAACGCAATGTCAAGAGAAGATTTACGTGTGTTTATGTCATACGCAAACTTCAGATTATATGTTCAAGCGTTAACACGTGCTAACTTCTTCCAAAACTATATCGGTTCAACTGATATTACAGGAATGATGGAAGCAATTCATCCAAACACAAACGTTAAGGTAATCCCTACGATTGGTTTGAATGGTTCTAATCAAGTTACAATTGGACCTGCTGAATATATGGTTGTAGGTTTTGACTTATTGTCTGACCACGAAAAATTAGTAATCTGGTACTCAAAAGATTTTGATGAATTAAGATTACGTGCAAACTACAACTACGGTGCTACCATCGCAACATTTGGTACTACTGCATATTTTGCAACTAACGGTTTATCATAAGATACTAACCAAACACAAATATTAAGGGAGGGATAAAATCCTCCCTTTAAAAAAAATAAACAAAAAAAATTAATATAAAATAATATGAGTTGTTATATATCTTCAGGTGTTCAATTAGGATGTTCTGATGGAATTGGTGGTATTAAAACTATTTATGTATTAGGTGCTACTGGTGCTACTACACCTTCAGTATCTGCTGTATCAGTATCAGGTTCAACTGGTCCTATCACAGGTATTACAGGTAGTGGTACTTGGTTCCAATTTGAATTGAAAAGAAATACATCTAGTCTTTCTCAAAATACTACAAAGAACTTTGAGAATGGTACAATTTATTGGGAACAAGTTTTAACCGCTGTTCTTTACAAATACGACCAAGAGAAAAGAAACCAATTGAAAGTATTAGGTCAAAACGACCAAATACAAATTATTGCGGTTGACCAAAACGATGTTCAATACTATTTGGGTCAAGTTAACGGTATGTACTTAAGTGGTGGTTCTGCTGCTACAGGTACTGCGTACGGAGACAGAAACGGTTTTGAATTAATCTTCACAGGTCAAGAACCATCTCCAGCAAACGTAATTAGTGGAACATTAAGTTCTATCTTTAGTGCTGGTGGTTTTAATGATTAATTAGAAAAAAGTAGGTCTGTTGGACCGAATTTCTATATCTAAATCCAAGAAAAGAGGGGCTTTGCGCCCCTTTTTTCGTTATATACCAATTCAATTTGGTTTTTTTTATATTTATGAATATAGGAATTAAATTATGTTATATCTACAAAAGGGACAACAAAACGAATTGGTGATGAACATTAACAACAATACTACTACAACATTTAGTACGTATGTGTTAGAGTTTACCCATATTATGTCACAAGAGGTTAAAAGTTATACAGTTGATACATCTAATCCGTTAGAGTATGCACAGAATATTAGATATTGTGAAATTATTCTTAACCTTCAAGACGCGGGACAAGATTTAAATTACGAAGGAGAATATCAATTAAAGATTTATGGTAATGGAACTGAATTGGTTTTCACAGGTATTGCAATACTTGAAGGAACAGAAGAAGAACCATTATTCACACAATATATTTCTCCAAATGAAGTAAATGAAAATTACATATATATAGAAGATTAATTATGAGTGAAGAAATAAAGAAAACAGAATTTAAAAGTATAAAGTTTAGTGCTGCATCTGTACCAGTTTTCTCTGAGGTATTACAACGTAGTCCTTGGGTTTATTATGGTGAAAACAATTTGTTACCACAATACTTTATAGAATTGTATGATAACTGTGCAATTCATAAGGCGGTTGTTACCTCAAAGGTTAATCAAATTATGGGTGATGGTTTGGTATCATTAAACAACCCAATGGCAACCGTTAATTTAATTAATAGTAGAGAAAACGTATCTGAAGTAATGAAGAAGGCCGTATTGGACTTTATGTTATTTGGAGGTTTTGCTTTAAATGTAATTTGGACAAAAGATAGAAAATCAATTGCAGAGATTTATCATTTAGATTTTAGTAGAATTAGAAGTGGTAAATTGAATGAAGATGATATGGTAGATACCTACTTCTATTGTCCTGATTGGAGACAACTTAAAAAATATCCACCTGAAGAATATCCCGCATTTAATCAAGAAAAGGGTGGACCATCACAGATTTACTACTTTAAATGTTATCAACCAAATTTAACATATTATCCTATTCCTGACTGGTCTGCTGGTCAACGTGCAATTGAAATTGATATTGAAACCAAGAACTTCCATATGAACAATTTACGTTCAGGAATGGTTCCATCACTTTGGATTAACTACAATAATGGTATCCCTGGTGAAGAGGAACAAAGAATTTTGGTTCGTGCTTTAACTGAACAATATTCAGGAACAGACAACGCAGGTCAAGCAATTATTTCATTCAACGAAAGTAAGGAGTTAAGTCCTGAAATTGTACAAATCCCTCGTAATGATAATGACAATTATTATCAATCACTTAATGATGACATTACCCGTTCAATATTATCCGCACACAGAGTTTCTTCTGCTGAATTATTTGGTATTGCTACCGCTGGTAAATTGGGAGGAGGTAATGAGATTGTTGAACATTCTGAATATTTCCGTAAGATGGTTATTCAACCATATCAAAACGAAATTCTTCCGTGTTTTAATAAATTGGTTTCGTTGAAATTCCAAAAACCAACAACGTTTGAAGTTAAACCTTTATCATTATTCTTAACAGGAGATGTTAGAGAAAATCCTGTTGTTGATGATGCACCTGTAACACCTGTTCAGGTTGGTGAAGAAGAAATGTCAATTAATGAAAACATCAAAGGATTGAAAGGACGTGAATGGCAGAATATGATGAGAGTGGTAAGAGAATATAACAAAGGAAAAATAAACCGTGTACAAGCCGCACAAATGTTAATGTCAGGTTATGGATTAACAGAAGAACAGTGCAACGCGTGGTTAGGAGAAGAAGAAACAGATACATTATAATATGGGAGTTTTATTAATTTCAGAAACAAAATTAAAAGCGTTCACCAACATTAATAAGAATGTTGATATGGATGTTTTGAAAGCAGAAATACAAATTGCACAAGATATAGATTTACAAACTATATTAGGTACAAAATTTTATAATCATTTATTGTCACAAGTTTCTGCAACAGGTAATACATTTAATGCTGATGAAACAACTTTGGTGAATGATTACATTCAACCATTCTTAATTCAAACGGCATATTTCAATGCAATCCCTCACATTCATTATAGAACAATGAACCGTGGTATTGTTGAAGGAACAATGGAGAATGCAACATCTGTTGATTTGGAAACAATGAAATACCTAAGGACAATCCAAAAGCAACGTGCAGACTTTTATATGACACGTCTTCAAGATTATCTATTGATTGGTAAAGGAAATAACAAGTTCCCTGACTACGTAACACAATCTACTATTGATGGTATGATACCTGACCGTAGTCAAAAATACAATAACGGTATATTCTTGGCTAATACATCTCGTAAGGGATATAGTATGAGAAATATACAAAAGAATGGTATTTCAACTTATTCTGAGTTGGAACACGAAAACCCGCCTTGCGCTGATTGCTACTAATATGAGTACAGAAATATTAATGATTGTATCAAACGCCTTAACAGGTATTGCAGCCTTTTTTGTTGGTAAACGAAGAAGTGATGCTGAGACAGATAATCAGGTTCTTCGTAACCTTGAATTGTCTATTGGTCTTTATAAAAATATTATAGATGAC